GGACAGATACGTAGAACGAATTATGTAGGAGCTTGACCAGACACATTGTCCGGGGCTATATTCCTCACGCGCCAGCAAAATCTGGCGTCGGGATTGGAACCCCGGATATCGAAACGGTGCATAACCGCGCTGGCGGTTTTTTTATGCGCTAAGCACAGTCACATTCGCGATTTATGGTGGACTGTGTAGGGGCACCGAAAGGTGCGCCGGATGTTTCGACCGGTAGTTCCAACCCTGCACAGTTCGCCACCCGATGATTGGAACCTGAAGGTGGTGAGGTAAAAATTATCGAAACGCGAGGTTGTTATGACCATTCAAATTTCTGTTGACACTCTTCCTGCAATCACCCACAACCAGATCCCCGTTATTACAACTGAACTTCTGGCGCAGTTATACGGAACAAAAATCAAAAACATTTCTGATAACTTTCTGAACAATACGACGAGATTCGCGGTAGGAAAGCATTACTTTAAAATTGAAAAAAACGAATTACGCGAGTTTAAGAACAGACCCGAAACAATCGGGTTAGTTGGTAAAAATGCCCGCTCCCTTATCCTATGGACAGAACGCGGAGCAGCCCGCCACGCAAAAATGCTCGAAACCGATCAGGCGTGGGAAGTGTTCGAAAAACTGGAAGACTGTTATTTCAGCCGAAAACAACCAGCTGCAGCACAAAACCCATCTATCGAAAATGATGGATGCGCATTACTGATCCGCTTCGATAAACACGGTCAGGTCGACTTCACGGAAAAAGTACCCGCCGATGCGATGGTATGCACTCTGGAACGGTTCAAATTTTATCTGGAACAACGCGGCTGGATCGTTGCCCGTAAAGAACAACTGGTGGAATGGTTGATGCGGCTTTAAAAATTTTCCCCGAACGCTTTACGATCGTAAAAAGTCGAATATCCTGTTAAGAGTGGTTACTACGCCACACAGCTTAAACCCGCCGATGAGCGGGTTTTTTATGCCTGAAAAACGACGTAGTACGTTAAACGCGCTGGTGGTTGCGAATAGAGGTCTTTCAGCTTGCTGGCTTTTTCGACAAGAGTTATTGGTGTGTCACGTTAACCGGAAAAGGGAAAAAGACATGCTGAAACAGCAGGATATGACAGAAACCGCCAGAGTGGTGTTTAATGAATTAAGCGCCACCGAACCGGCGACGGTCGGGGAGATTGCACAAAACACATACCTTTCACGCGAACGCTGCCAGTTAATACTGACCCAGCTGGTTATGGCGGGTCTGGCTGACTATCAGTTCGGTTGTTACAGACGCCTTCAGCAATGAAGGCATTCTTTTATTGTGAAGATGGGCGACTGGTTAGGTGTTACCGCACCCAACCAGCCATTCGCTCATGCATGAAGGTCACAAGCGAACCCAGGCCCACCGCTTTTGCACAAAAGCCCGGGGAGCCGGGCAATAGAATGAGATATACGTTTTTATAGACGTACAGATTTTAATCAGAATTTATGGGGCTGCGCAACTGCGTGGCCTTTTTTGTTTTGTGGGCTAAGGTTCTCCCCTTTGATTCGCCATGTGGCTGAACCTGTAGCCCGCCACTGTTCAGACGCAATCCCGGCAAGGGGAGGAATAATGGCATTTAAACACTACGATCTGGTCTCTGCCAGCAGCGGTGATGAACTGCAAAAGAAACTGACAGAAAAAATAAATGAAGGGTGGCAGCCATACGGTTCGCCGCTTGTTTCGTATGACGATAACGGGATGAAAATTATTCAGGCCATTGCAGCAGAGGGTGATGTCAGGATCCCGGTTGAAACGCCTGATGATGGTGATGATTCACCGGTCACAATGACCTCAGGTGCACCTGATTATTATTATGTTGTTGTGCTGGCCGGACAGTCCAACGGCATGGCGTATGGTGAAGGGCTGCCGTTACCGGATTCGTATGACCGTCCTGACTCCCGTATTAAACAGCTGGCACGCCGCAGCACGGTGACGCCGGGCGGTAAAGCCTGCGCCTATAACGACATCATTCCGGCGGACCACTGCCTGCATGACGTTCAGGACATGAGTCTGCCGCAATTCAGTCACCCGCGTGCAGACCTGACGAAAGGCCAGTACGGCACGGTGGGTCAGGGGCTGCATATCGCCAAAAAACTGCTGCCGTTTATTCCGTCGAATGCCGGTATTCTGCTGGTACCGTGCTGCCGCGGTGGCTCGGCGTTCACCACCGGCGCGGACGGCACATTTCAGGAAACCAGCGGTGCCGCAGTGGCTTCACTGCGCTGGGGGGCTGAGAAACCGTTGTATCAGGATTTACTCAGCCGTACTAAAGCGGCACTGGCGAAGAACCCGAAAAATATCCTGCTGGGTGTGGTCTGGATGCAGGGGGAAGGCGACCTTGTCAGCCAGAATTATGCACAACAGCCTGCCCTGTTTACGGCGATGGTGCAGCGGTTCCGTACTGACCTTGCGGGGATGGCCACCCAGTGTGCGGGAGGCAGTCCGGCGTCTGTGCCGTGGATTTGCGGGGACACCACATACTACTGGAAAAACACGTACGGCACACAGTACACCGCGGTGTACGGGGCCTATAAGACTCAGGCGGCGGCGAATATCTTCTTTGTGCCGCTGATGACGGATGACGCCGGTGCGAACACGCCGACCAATAAGCCCCCGGAAGACCCGGATATCGCGGCCGCCGGATATTACGGTGCGGCATCCCGCACGCGGGAGAACTGGACCACTGCGCAGCGTGACAGCCACTTCAGTTCATGGGCGCGTCGCGGGCTGGTGTCTGACCGTCTGGCCACCGCCCTGCTGCAGTATGCCGGGCGAAGCCTGCCGTTCCTGACCGGGCAGTCCGCCCCGCTGACACCGCCGCAGACTCAGCCGGGCGGTGACACGCCGTCAACAGATGAAAACATCATCATCAGCTACCGCTCCGGCGTGGCAGAGGGCGCGCTCACAGCCCAGGGCTGGCAGGCGTCGGGCGGTGCCGCCGCGACAGTGGATGACAGTGGTGCTGCCGGAGGTAAGGCGGTGCGCATCAGCAAGACGCAGGGCGGAACGGGCGTCTGGAAAATGACCCACCCGGCAACCGCCGCAGACGCCGCAGCCCTGCTGGCGCGCGGGGGTGAGATTGCGTTCCGCTTCCGTATCCCGGATGAGTCCACGCTGGTGGCAAACCGCTTTGCGCTGGCGCTGTACTGGCCGGTCTCAGCCCTGCCTGCCGGCGTCACGCCGGAAGGGGATACAGGCAGTGACATGCTGGCTGCCTTCTTTATCCAGAGTGACGCCGCGAACCTGAACCTGATGTATCACAAGGTGCAGAACCAGAAGCTGGGAACGTTTGGCGCATTTGACCATGACTGGCACAGTGTGGCCTTCCGTTTTGCGGGGAACAACAGCATCAGTGTTGTGCCGGTGATTGATGGCGTGGAGCAGACGGCCTTTAATCTGGCGAAATGCCCGGCCACAGGCTTCACTGCGGATACGTTACTGATTACGGACATCACCAGCCAGGAAACCTATCCGGTGCTGACTGACAGTATCAGTGTGGAAGTCAATCCGGCCACGGCATAAGAAGGAAAAAGCACCGGCAGAGGAGGAAGAGTAAGCAGGAGCCATCCCTGCCGGTGAAGTCCCGGCCATTCCCGGGTTTACAGGGGAATGGCCTGCTACATGAGACCGCGTTTTTTTACAATAATACGGTCTCACCCGTCAACCAGCAGGAATAAAACCATGACATTTATCCAGTTAATGCTGCTGTACTTCAGTACGGCAGTCTGTGCGCTGTACCTGGTCAGTGGCGGCTATAAGGCCATCCGCAGCTACGTCCGTAAGAAAATTGATGATGCGGCGGCAGAGAAGCTCAGCAGCAGCCAGCCGGGCAGTGCGCAGAAAGACCCGTCCGTTCCGTAATTTCAGGAGATATAACGTTATGAGCGAGATTTCAACACTCATCACCGAAGACGCGGTGAAAGAGGCCCTGCGTTCAGATGAAATCAGCACCGCACTGAAGGCGAAGGTCCGCCAGGCGGTGGAGAAGCAGATGAACGATGAGGTGGATGCCATCATGGTACGGCTCATCGGTGCGGTACCGGCAGCGGCTGAACAGGATGCCGGACAGGATATTCCGCAGCCGGCCATGCCGGAGGCAGAGTCCACCGGTGAGGTAAACAGCGGGCTTCCGCAGGAGCCCGCCACAACGCTGTAACTGTCGGGGCTGCCGGGAAGGGTGGCCCTGTAGCTTAAGCCAGTAATACCGGAGCAGGGGTATGTATCAGATGGACAGGATAACAACGGGGGTGGCGTACAGTACTTCGGCAGGTGGTGCCGGATACTGGCTGTTGCAGTTACTTGACAGGGTGTCACCTTCACAGTGGGCGGCGATAGGTGTGCTGGGGAGTCTGCTGTTCGGGCTGCTGACGTACCTGACCAACCTGTATTTCAAAATTAAAGAGGACCGGCGTAAGGCGGCGCGGGGAGAGTAAAGTGATGAAGAAAAAATGCGAACTGGTTGTTAAAGGGATAAATAATTACCCGGATAAGATTACTGTTACTGTGGCACTGGAAATTGGTGGGTATCCGTCACTGTTGTTGCCAGATGTGGCGATTAGTCTTGACCGTACTGAAGGTGCCACGCTGGAGTTTTACGAAGCTGAGGCGAAAAAGCAGGCGAATCAGTTTTTCATGGATGTTGCTGCCGGGTTATGTGAATGGAACGAACCGTTGCCGGAAAAGCGCCCCGTAATTTTAGAGGCGCAGGATGTGTTGATAACCTACAGAGGAAAACTACCGGGAATAATTACTGGTTCTCTGAAGAGTCCGCCGAAATGGTAATTTTACCAGCATATTTTTCATCCAGTAATACAGCAAGCCGCCTGAAAGAGTCTTGTTGTTCCTGAGACCATTTGGGATTGCATGATTCAAACTGGATTGATGCCAGCGTTGATTGCATCTGTTCCCTTGGAATTGAGAATGCCAGATATGAGAAGGCGACGGTAAGGGTATTCACGTCTTCCCGAAGCCTGGAAATGCTGTCGAGCAACTCCTGTAGAGAAATGGTGTTATTGTCCATAAATAATCCTCATGATTGTATTGACCTGTTAGCAGCCTGAGGCAACAGGCTGGAACTGATAAACATATCCAGGGCTCAGAAACCGATAAATCCTGATAAATATCCATGAACGCAAAAATCAGATACGGCCTGTCGGCTGCCGTTCTGGCGCTGATTGCCGCAGGGGCGTCTGCGCCTGAAATCCTTGACCAGTTTCTGGATGAAAAAGAAGGTAACCACACCACGGCATACCGTGATGGTACTGGTATCTGGACCATCTGCCGTGGTGCCATTCTGGTGGACGGTAAGCCTGTTGTTCCCGGCATGAAGTTGTCGAGGGAAAAATGCAACCGTGTGAACGCCATTGAACGTGATAAGGCACTGGCATGGGTGGAGAAAAACATCAGTGTGCCGCTGACCGAACCCCAGAAAGCGGGGATCGCGTCATTCTGTCCGTACAACATTGGCCCGGGAAAGTGTTTCCCGTCGACGTTTTACAGACGGATTAATGCCGGTGACCGCAGGGGAGCATGCGAGGCGATTCGCTGGTGGATTAAGGACGGTGGCAGGGACTGCCGTATTCGCTCAAATAATTGCTATGGTCAGGTATCCCGGCGAGACCAGGAAAGCGCGCTGGCGTGCTGGGGAATTGACAGATAAGCAGAATATTTTGCTGAAAAATGAGGTTGGCTAACGCGGGCGGATAACACGAAATCCTGCTAACTGGCAAATCGTAAGTGAATAAAGTCAGGATCATTGTTTCACGCAGAAGCACCGTAATGGTGCCTTTGTCATTTCTGCGCATCTCACGCGCATCTCACAACACAGAACCTTTCAGGATGACCCTTGAGGATACCGGTTTGGCTGTCGGTGCCTTTCTGTGGGCCGGATTCCTGTGAGACAAGGTTCATCACTAAAAGGAAATAACCGATGAATATGATGACTGTGCCGTTTCACGGCGACTCTCTTTATGTGGTTAACCATAATGGCGAACCATATGTGCCTATGAGACCTGTCGTTGAGGGAATGGGGCTGAACTGGAAAAGCCAGCTTTCTAAGCTGAGGTCTCGATTTGGTACCTGCGTGGTGGAAATCACCATGCAGCTTCCGGGAGATATTCAACGCCGTAGTGTTGTGTGCATGGCATTACGTAAACTTGCAGGATGGTTACAGACAATAAGTCCCAACAAAGTTAAACCTGAAATCCGCGATAAGGTCATCCGGTATCAGGCAGAGTGCGACGATGTTCTTTACGAGTACTGGACGAAGGGTTTTGTCGTTAATCCCCGTAAAATGAGCGTGATGGAAGAACTCAACCAGGCATGCGCTGACATGAAACGGGATAAAAACATTGCCAGTCTGTTTGGTACAGGGTTAAACGAATGGAAACTGGTTAAAGCCGCGCATGTATCAAAAATTCGCACGTTGATAAACGAAGCGAATCTGCTGATTGATTTTGTCCTGGCTGATACAGGCAAAGGGAAAATAACAAAGGCGGATTGATGGGGTGGCTAATGATATCAGATAAACTCATAACGCTGGTGAAGAGCCTCTGTGTACTTGTCGGCATTTCATTTTTAGTCATGCTGGTTGCCATTTTCTTTTCCACCGCCTGGCGAGTCCTGACGTTATCGGGACTGGTGGGGTGAAAGAGAGATGAACCGTGTTCTGTGTGTGGTGATTATTGTTCTGGCGGCTGGCTGCGGTGCGCTGTGGCTGGCAACAGACCATTACCGCGATAATGCCATCACTTACAAAGCGCAGCGGGATGATGCGAAGAGAAAACTCAGCCAGGCGAACGCGACCATTACTGACATGCAGCAGCGTCAGCGTGATGTTGCTGCACTTGATGCAAAATACACAAAGGAGTTAGCCGATGCGAGAGCTGAAAATGAAACTCTGCGCGCTGATGTTGCCGCTGGTCGTAAGCGCCTGCGTGTCAACGCCACCTGTGTGTCCGCCACAGACAAAACCACCGGCACCGCCCGCGTGGGTAATGCTGCCCGCCCCAGACTGGCAGACGCCGCTCAACGGTATTATTTCACCCTCAGAGAGCGGCTGATGACGATGCAGAAGCAACTGGAAGGGGCACAGGAATATATCAGTACTCAGTGCGTGAAATAGGTTTTCTCAGTGCGTTGTATTGTTGCCGTATTCCCGCATTAACAGAGACCGCAGCCCGACGGGGAAACTCCTCTGCGCGAGTGTGCGGGAATAATCAGAAACGATACACACCGGGTTTTGCCGTGTGAACGGGACGCGGACTGCACCCACATGGTCGCCTGTCCGGTGCGATGGTGGAAGAAACCGGGACACTCAGTACTCACCCGGAATAAAAAAGCCGCAGGTGGTATGCGGCATAAAATGGCACGAATTAGTGGATGTTTCTTTTCTCGTTTGTATTTTTATCTGATTTACAGGGGGGTAATCAATTCGAAAAATACGTGAGAACAGAGCGTGTATTTTCGACCTTTTTTGTTGGAAGAATCCTGATATAAACATAATTGATAATCATTGTCATTTGCTGGGTCCTCCTGGTGGGGTTGGCCTGTCCACGGGGCGGGTCGGCGCGGAAAAAGGCGCATTTTTGTGATTTTATCGTCATCATCATCATGTGTGTAACATATTGATTTTAAGTGAATTCATCCTGAAAAGATGATGGTTGTGGTTGATTTTTGTTCGACATCTTTGTGTGGCGCTGTTTCTTTACAAAAAAAACAGAGTCACTTCTCTTTTGCGGTATTTGTGGAGGAGGAATAAATGGACGGCGAGCTGAAAAATATGAAGTTCAATATTAATCAACTGGCATTCCTTTCAGGCCTGCACCGGCAGACTGTTACCGCAAGAATGGCAGATGTTCCTCTTGCACCAGGCAGCAATGAGAAGAAAAAACTTTATTTCCTGACGGATTTGATTACCTCGCTGCTGGAAAAAACACCATCCACCGAAGATGAGGAGATGAATCCACACGATCGCAAGGCATGGTATCAGTCCGAGCGCGAGCGCCTTAAATTTCAGCATGAAACTGTTCAGCTTGTGCCCGTCAGTGATGTCAGGCGGTCGTTTTCCGTCGTGGTGAAAGCCATTGTGCAGATACTGGAAACCTGGCCTGACAGGCTGGAAAGGGACAGGGGGTGGACTGCATCACAACTGAACGAAGTGCAGATCGTTGTTGATGAGATCCGTGACACGCTGGAAAAGGCAGTGATTGCCTGCTGTGATGAGGCTGATATGTGAATCCGGTTAACGAGTGCCATAGCCGCGCATCCGATATCTGGCGCGAAGTGGCCTCGCTGTTTCGCCCACCTGGCCGGTTACCTGTGGCGGAAGCTATCAGGCGTTACATGCGGGTACCACGGGGAGCCAATACTTCCGGTCCGTGGGAGTCATCGCTGACGCCCTACATGATTGACCCCATTAATACATTATCAGCCCGTGAATATGACGCGGTGGTGTTTGTGGGACCGGCGCGAACCGGGAAAACCGAAGGGCTGATTGATGGCTGGATTGTGTATGGCATCATCTGTGATCCGGCGGATATGCTGGTGGTACAGATGACTGAGACGAAAGCGCGGGAGCATTCCAGAACACGTCTTTCCAGGACGTTTCGTCACAGTCCGGAGGTCAGTAAACGCCTCAGCCCTTCCCGTAATGACAACAACGTCCACGATAAAATGTTTCTTGACGGCTCCTTTCTGAAAATTGGCTGGCCGTCGATCACCGTATTTTCCTCCTCAGATTACCGCCGGGTGGCGCTGACGGACTATGACCGTTTTCCTGAGAACGTCGACGGTGAAGGGGATGCCTTCACGCTGGCATCAAAGCGTACCACCACCTTTATGTCCTCAGGGATGACCCTGGTCGAAAGTTCACCCGGGCGGGATATCACTGACACCAAATGGCGATGTGGTGGTGCCCATGAGGCTCCGCCAACAACGGGGATCCTGTCGCTGTATAACCGGGGAGACCGCCGCCGGTGGTACTGGCCGTGTCCGCACTGCGGGGAATATTTTCAGCCGGTGATGGATAACATGACCGGTTACCGGAATAACCCCGATTTTGTGGCTGCAGGTCAGGCTGCCCGTCTGATGTGTCCGCACTGTCGCGGGCTGATTGCTCCGGAACAGAAACGCGAACTGAATAACAGGGGGATCTGGCTGCGGGAAGGTGAACGGGCGGCGGCGGACGGCAGTATCACCGGAACGCCACGAAATTCCAGGATTGCGTCATTCTGGATGGAGGGTCCGGCTGCGGCGTTTCAGACCTGGGAACAACTGATTTTTAAGCTGCTGGCGGCAGAAGAAGAGTATGAGCGAACCGGCAGTGAAGAGACCCTGAAAGCGGTGGTGAATACCGATATCGGACGACCTTATCTGCCCCGTTCAGCCACGGAACAGCGTAAAAGTGAACTGCTTGAACAGCGTGCTGAGCCTGTTCCCCGGCGGTGTGTGCCGGATGGGGTGCGCTTCATTGAGGCAACGGTTGACGTACAGGGCGGTAAAAACCGCCGGTTTGTGGTGCAGATCACCGGATATGGAGAGCAGGGGGAACGCTGGATTGTTGATCGCTACAACATCCGGCAGTCACTGCGATGCAGTCCCGGTGGTGAGAGCCTGCCGGTTGATCCGGCGGCCTATCCGGAAGACTGGGAACTGTTGCTGACAGATGTGTTTCACAAAACCTGGCCGCTGGCGTCTGATCCGGATGTGCATATGCGGCTCATGGCGATGGCCGTGGATACGGGCGGTGAAGCCGGGGTGACGGATAACGCCTATCGTTTCTGGCGGCAGTGCCGCCGGGAAGGGCTGGGTAACCGGGTGTTTCTGTTCAAGGGGGATGGTCTTCGTCGCGACAGACTGATTAACCGGACATTCCCGGATAACACCGGCAGAAGCGCCCGCCGGGCCAGGGCGAGCGGTGACGTGGCCCTGTGGCTGGTACAGACCGATGCGTTTAAGGACCGGGTGAATAATGCGCTGTGGCGTGACACACCGGGGCCGAACTATATCCACTTTCCTGACTGGCTGGGACGGTGGTTTTTCGATGAGCTGACCTATGAGGAGCGCGGCAGTGACGGAAAATGGCGAAAACCGGGCAGAGGCGATAACGAAGCGTTTGACCTGCTGGTCTATGCGGATGCGCTTGCCGTTCTGCATGGCTACGAGAAGATACGCTGGCCGTCTGCACCGGACTGGGCGCAGCGGGAAACATGGCTTGTCGGTCCGGAGGCGCGTTCAGGGCTGACAACATCACGGGCGCTGCCGGAAAGGAAAGAAAAACGCCGTCGCAGGCAGGAAAAACTGCGCGCAGAGCGGGCAGAGGATAATCCGTGGATAACATCAGGAGGCTGGTTGTGAGTATTGATGATGTCAGGAACATGATACAGCGGTACCGCGATGCGGAAATGGCGGTACTGGAAGGAAAATCCGTCACGTTTAACGGGCAGCAGCTGACGCTGGAAAGTCTGTCCCAGATCCGCGCCGGTCGGCAGGAGTGGGAGCGAAGACTTACGGCGATGGAGAACCGCAGACGGGGGAGTCCGGGGTTTAAACTGGTGAGGTTCTGATGGCGATTAGTGATGATGTGATTGGTTTTTTCTCGCCCGGATGGAAAGCGGCGCGATTACGCTCAAGGGCGTTAATTATGGCCTATGAGGCAGTAAAACCCACCCGCACGCACAAAGCCAGGCGGGAAAACCGGTCTGCTGACCAGCTCAGTAAATACGGTGCGGTTTCCCTGCGCGAGCAGGCCCGCTTTCTGGATATCAATCATGACCTGGTGATAGGCGTGTTTGACAAGCTGGAAGAGCGGGTGATTGGTGCCAGGGGGATTATTGTGGAGCCGCAGCCATTACGGAAAAACGGGGAGATGGCGGCCAAGCTGGCTGCGGATATCCGCCGTTTGTGGGCGGAATGGTCTGTCAGCCCGGATGTGACCGGACAGTACACCCGTCCGGTGCTCGAGCGTCTGCTGCTGCGCACCTGGCTGCGTGACGGGGAAGTGTTTGCGCAGATGGTCAGCGGTGCAGGAAACGGTCTTGACAGGACTGCCGGTGTGCCTTTCTGGCTTGAAGCGATGGAGCCGGATTTTGTGCCCATGCGCAGTGATGAGTCTGCCGGACTGAATCAGGGCGTTTTTCTGGATGAGTGGGGCAGGCCGAAAAAATATCTGGTTTACAAAAATTATCCGGTCTCCGGGATTCAGAGTGATACCAAAGAGATCGCCGCAGGCAATATGGTGCACCTGAAGTTCACCCGTCGCCTGCACCAGACGCGAGGCACATCCATGCTGTCAGGGGTGCTGATGCGGATCAGTGCGCTTAAGGAATATGAAGATGCCGAGCTGACTGCGGCACGTATTGCGGCGGCGCTGGGGCTGTATATCCGTAAAGGGGACGGACAGGACTATGAAGATCCGGGGGTGAAAGACACGGAACGTGAAGTGCATATCACCCCCGGCATTATCTATGACGATTTGCGCAAGGGTGAGGATATCGGGATGGTCAAATCTGATCGTCCTAACCCCAACCTTGAAACCTTTCGTAACGGCCAGCTGCGTGCGGTGGCGGCAGGCAGTCGTCTGAGCTTTTCCAGTGCGGCGCGCAACTACAACGGGACCTACAGTGCCCAGCGGCAGGAACTGGTCGAGTCCACCGATGGTTACCTGATCCTGCAGGACAGCTTTATTGGTGCAGTGACCCGTCCGGTATACCGGGCATGGCTGAATATGGTGGTTGCGGCAGGTCTGCTGAAAATCCCGTCTGATGTGGATATGAAGGCGCTTTATAACGCAACCTATTCAGGGCCGGTCATGCCGTGGATTGACCCGGTTAAGGAGGCCGAGGCCTGGAAAATCCAGATCCGGGGAGGCGCTGCAACAGAATCCGACTGGATCAGGGCTGCCGGACGTTATCCGGATGAGGTTAAACGCCGCCGTAAGGCTGAAACTGATGAAAACCGCAGGCTGGGTCTGGTCTTTGATACTGACCCCGTCAACGACAAAGGAGGCAACAGTGCCGGAACTGAACGACAGCGTCACCAGGATACGGGAACCCCGCCTGAAGAATAATTCCTGGTTCAGGATGCAGGCGGGCGATCAGGGTGACGCGGATATTTATATTTATGATGAGATTGGTTTCTGGGGGGTTACGGCGAAGCAGTTTATCAGTGATCTGAATGCGCTTGGCGACATCACCCACATTAATCTCCATATCAATTCACCGGGTGGCGAGGTCTTTGAAGGCATCGCCATTTTTAATGCCCTCAGAAATCACGGTGCAGGCATTACCGTGTATGTGGACGGGGTTGCCGCGTCGATGGCATCCCTGATTGCGATGGCCGGTGACACGGTCATTATGCCGGAAAATGCCTTCATGATGATCCATAAGCCCTGGGGGATCAGCGGTGGTGACGCGGAGAAAATGCGCACTTATGCCGATCGCCTCGACAAACTTGAGTCGGTTATGGTGCCGGTATATGCGCAGAAAACCGGGAAAACCACCGATGAAATTGCTGTCATGCTGGCGGATGAGACCTGGATGTCCGGTGCTGAATGTCTGGCACACGGATTTGCAGACCAGGTGACCCCTGCCGTCAGGGCAATGGCATGTATTCAGTCAAAACGTACAGAGGAATTTAAAAAGATGCCGGAATCCATCCGAAATATGATCACACAACCGTCTGACCGTGCCCCGCGTGAGGCGACCACCACACAGGCAGTCACAGAACCCGCCCCGGCACCGGCAGCGCCAGATGAGGAGACCATCCGGGCCAGTGTACTGGCGGAGCAGAAGGCCCGTATGTCAGGCATTAACGATCTGTTTGCCATGTTTGGTGGTCGTTATCAGGCACTTCAGGCGCAGTGTGTGGCCGATCCTGGCTGCTCGCTGGAGGTGGCCCGCGAGCGTCTGCTGAATGAAATGGGTAAGGAGTCCTCGCCGACCAACAAAACCACACCGGCACATATTTATGCCGGAAACGGTAATTTTGTGGGGGACGGGATCCGCCAGGCAATGCTGGCCCGTGCCGGATTTGCAGACATCGAGAAGGATAATGTTTATAACGGGATGACCCTGCGTGAATGGGCGCGTATGTCACTGACGGAGCGGGGGATTGGGGTGGCGAGCTATAACCCCATGCAGATGGTGGGGCTGGCGCTGACGCACAGCACCTCTGATTTTGGCAATATCCTGCTGGATGTGTCGAACAAGGGGTTGATCCAGGGCTGGGAGGAATCAGAAGAAACCTTCCAGAAATGGACCCGCAAAGGTCGCCTGTCTGACTTCAAAACGGCATACCGTGTGGGGATGGGGGGATTTGGCTCTCTGCGTCAGGTGCGCGAAGGGGCAGAGTACAAGTACATCACCACCTCAGATCGTAAGGAGACCATTGCACTGGCGACCTACGGGGAAATTTTCTCCATCACCCGTCAGGCCATTATCAATGATGACCTGAATATGCTGGTGGATGTCCCGATGAAGATGGGGCGTGCCGCGAAGGCAACGATTGGTGACCTGGTGTATGACGTGCTGACAAAAAATCCGAAACTGTCAGACGGCAAGGCGCTGTTCCATGCCGATCACCAGAATATTGCCACCGGCGGGATCTCCGTTTCCGGTCTGGATGCGGCACGTCAGATGATGCGTCTGCAGAAGGAGGGGAATCGTGCACTGAATATCCGTCCGGCCTTTATGCTGGTACCGGTGGCGCTGGAGACGGTGGCAAACCAGACCATCAAATCGGCCAGTGTGAAAGGGGCGGATGCGAATGCCGGTGTCATTAACCCGATTCAGAACTTTGCCGAAGTGATTGCGGAAGCGCGTCTTGATGCGGCAGATCCGAAAACCTGGTATCTGGCGGCGGCACAGGGGACCGATACGATAGAAGTGGCCTGGCTGGATGGTGTGGACACGCCGTATATTGATCAGCAGGAAGGCTTCACCACTGACGGTATCGCCACAAAAATCCGTATTGATGCCGGTGTGGCACCGCTTGACTGGCGCGGACTGGTACGATCATCTGCTGCCTGATAACCGGCCCGACACAATCACTGCCCGTAAGGGCTTTTTTTATGCCTGAAAACAGCCCCGCCGGGGGCTGTCCGGAGATACAGCATTATGGCGAAAAATTTTGTACAGGACGGCACCACCATTGAACTGGTGAATGCCGGGGATCAGACCATTCTGAGCGGTGCCGCTGTGGTGGTCGGCAGCATGGTGGCGGTGGCCATTACCGATATTCCTGCCGGGGAAACCGGTGACGGGTTCGCAGAAGGCGTGTTCCTGCTGCCAAAACAGTCAGTTGATGATATTCCGCAGGGGACGGTGGTTTATCTGAAGGATGGCCTTGTGCAGTCTGCTGCAGATGGTGCAGTGGCGGCAGGGGTGGCATGGGAACATGCGACGGCAGGCAGCGACACAGTGGCGGTCAGAATCAATGCCTGATTTGCTTGCACGGATGTGCCGTCATATGGATCTGGCGACGGTGCGCATGATGGGAAAAACGGCGGAGATTAACGGCGTCAGTTATGACGTGATACCGGAGTATGAGTCCGCTGATATGGGGGCGCTTTCCGGCAGTCAGTTGTCACTGGTGGTGTTTTCAGCGCAGTACCGGCCTGCCCGCGATGATGTGGTTGTGTTTGACGGTCGCTCACTGGTGGTGACCCGTTATGACACGTACAACGGTAAACCCCGGATTTTTGTCGAACAGGAGTAAGTATGGCGATAAAAGGTCTGGCGCAGGCCATGAAAAATCTGGATGCCATTGATCGCCTTGCCGTTCCCCGTGCTGCCGCCACCACGATTAACCGCGTGGCGGCGTCCGTTATTGCGAAAACAGCCTCTTCGGTTGCCCGGGAGCTGGCGGTCCCACGACGTCTCATCCGTGAGCGTATCCGGCTGAGCCGGGCCAGCGCAGACAGGGTTTACGCAAAGGTCATCATCAATACCGGTAATCTGCCCGCCATAAAACTCGGGAATGCCCGCGTGCGACTTTCGCGCAGTAAACGGCGAAAGAAAGGGCAGCGTTCAGCCATGAAAGGGGGCGGCAGTGTGCTGATTGTCGGGAAACGGCGGATCCCGAATGCCTTTATTACCCGGCTGGAAAATGGCCGGTGGCATGTGATGCAGCGTATGCCGTGGGCGTCGTCGTCAACCGGTGTTGACCGTAAGGGCAGGCCTGCGCGTTATCGTCTGCCGATTGATGTGGTGAAAATCCCGACGGTAAAACCGCTGACAGAAACCTTTGAGCGTGAACGTGAGCGAATGTACCGGGAGAAATTACCGGAACAGATGATGAAAGCCATGACGCAGCAGTTGCGTCTGGTCATGAAACGAAAATGACAGGGGGTGGCATGAAACACCGTGAGATACGGGCGGCAATACTGTCTGCCCTGAAGGCAAATATTGCTGAGCGGGTGACCTGGTTTGACGGGCGACCTGTTTTTATTGACGAGCAGGAGCTTCCGGCAGTGGCGGTCTACCTGACTGACGCGTCAGCGGCTGACGAGTTTGTGGATGAGGATACCTGGGAGGCGGTACTGCATGTCGAAGTGTTTCTCAGGGCAAAAGAGACGGACTCCGCACTGGATACATGGATGGAAGAAAAAATTTTTCCGGCGCTGGAAGGCGTTCCCGGTCTCAGTGCACTGCTGCTGAAAATGAATCTTCAGGGGTACGACTACAGCCGTGATGATGAATTCATGATGTGGGGATCGGCAGATCTCCGGTGGAACATTACCTACGAAATGTGAGGACGATATGTCAACACCTAATCCTCTTGAGCCGGTAAAAGGCTCCGGCACCACACTCTGGCTTTATTCCGGAAATGGTGATGCTTATGCAAATCCACTGTCTGATGATGACTGGACGCGACTGGCAAAAATCAAGGAACTGACGCCGGGCGATATGACGGCAGAATCCTATGACGATAACTACCTGGACGATGAGGATGCTGACTGGGTTTCCACCGGGCAGGGACAAAAATCGGCGGGTGATACCAGTTTCACCCTGGCCTGGAAGCCCGGTGAGGCAGGCCAGCAGGCGCTGTTGCGGTGGTTTGATGAGGGCGATACCCGTGCCTATAAAATCCGTTTTCCCAATGGCTCGGTCGATGTGTTCCGTGGCTGGGTGAGCAGTATTGGCAAGGCCGTCACCGCAAAAGAAGTGATCACCCGTACGATAAAAGTCACCAATATTGGTCGTCCGTCGCTGGCGGAGGACAGCGGAACCATCACGCCGGTGACGGGGATCACCGTCACACCGGCCACGGCCTCTGTTGAGGCGGGGAAAACGGTGGAACTGACGGTGGCCGTTCAGCCGGATACGGCATCGGACAAAACCTTCCGGGTGTCATCTGACCACAACAATGTGGCGACGGTGACCGTGAAGGATAACGTCATCACGGTGAAAGGGGTGGCAAAAGGTACCGCGCTTATCCCGGTCATGAGTAATGGTGGCGCTTTCGCTGCCGTGGCCACCGTAACGGTCACAACACCTGCAGCACAGCCTGCCACTTAATTTTCCGGGAGTGAATTCATGTTTCTGAAAACGGAACCGTTTGAATATAACGGGCAGACTGTCACGCTCAGCGAACTGTCCGCCCTGCAGCGCCTCGAGTATCTGGCCTGGGTGAAGGAGAAGGAAGAACAGCGGGGGGAGGGTGTCAGTGAACAGCAGGCGCTCACTGACATCATCAGCGAAGGTGCCCTGCTGGTGGCCATGTCGCTCTGGCATCACCATGAGCTGAACGGCGCGTCATCCTCACTGCGTGAAGAGACGGACAGGCTCATGCAGGAGGTCCTGGCCTCCTGGCCGGTGGAAGCCATCGCCGCAGGCCGGAATGTGGTGGCACGTCTGAGTGGTATGTTGGCTCCGGCAGGTGAAAAATCCCCCGTTCAGGGGGAAAAAACAGACGAACCGGTAACGGCAAAAAAGCGTACGAAGGGGAGCTGATTTTTGCCCTGCAACTGGCGCGCGAGATGGGCCGTCCTGACTGGCGTGCCATGCTGGCCGGGATGTCATCAACCGAGTATTCCGACTGGCGTCATTTTTACCGCACGCATTATTTTCAGGATGCACAACTGGATATGCATTTTGCCGGGCTGACGTATGCCGTACTCAGCCTGTTTTTTGCCGATCCTGATATGAGTCCGTCTGATTTCAGCCTGCTGAACCGGCGTGGTGCTGAAGAAGAGCCTGAAGATGATGTGCTGATGTCGGTATCAGAAGGTATAGCAGGAGGTGTCCGCTATGGCGGGTAACTTTGCAGATCTGACAGCAATTCTGACCCTGGATTCCACCCGCTTTTCTGAAGAAATGGGGCGGGTGAAAAAAGAGCTTGGCGAAACCAGCTCACTGGCAGACACGATGTCAGGCAAGGTCAGCCAGTCCCTGAATAAATCCGCAGAGGCCATTGAGCAGAGTCTGAGCCGTCAGGCGCTGGCCGCACAGAAAGCGGG